GGGCGCATGGATGCAGTGTTGAAGAAGCTGTCTTTGCTTATGCCCCCCACCGCAGAAGCTTTGGCTGTATTGGCCGCCGATGTCCGTTCAGGGTTGTTACAAGAGCTAAGCACGCCAACGTGTTTAAAATCTGGGATTTGATGTTTGCTTTATGACTAAAATATCAATTCTTCTCCCCGACCTCCGCGGTGGTGGTGCCGAGCAAGTGAGTATTGATCTTGCGCGCGCGTTTGCCGCCAAGGGGCATCAGGTTGAGTTTGTTCTGATGTCGGCCATGGGTGATTTTCTGGCTGAAACCCGGCGGGAGTTTTCTGTTGTCGATCTGGGGGCAGACAGGACGCGCGATGTGATGCGTCCCCTGATCGCTTATCTGCGCACGCAGCAACCTGTTGCGATGATTGCTCAGATGTGGCCCCTGACCGCCATCGCCCCCCTTGCGCGCCGGATATCGGGGCATCGCTGCAAGGTTCTGGTGTCGGAACACGGCATCCTGTCGGCGCAATATTCCGATTGGGGGCGGGCGCACCGGCTTGGCATGCGGTCCTCAATGGCCCTCGGATACCGTATGGCAGATGTGCGGGTCGGGGTGTCGGGCGGGGTGGTGCAGGATATGGCCGCTTTGTCGGGAATGCCGCACACGTCGTTCGAGGTGATTCACAATCCGGTCCCACCGCGCCCCGTGCCCTCGGCAGAGGCGACGCAACAGGCCGAGGCATTTTGGGCCACCCCCCGGGGTGCACGCATCGTGCATGTTGGCAGCCTTAAACCGGTAAAAAATCACCCGCTCTTGCTGCGTGCCTTTGCCCTGATACCTGAGCCGCAGGCGCGGCTGATGATGGTGGGGACGGGTCAGGGTGAGGCGGATTTGCGCGCCCTTGCGGGCGATCTGGGGATTGCCGGTCGCGTGATCTTTGCCGGTTTCCACTCCGATCCGACGCCGTTTTACCGGACCGCCGATCTGTTCGTGCTGTCATCTGATTACGAGGGCTTCGGCAATGTCATTGTCGAGGCCATGGCTTGCGGCACGCCCATTGTCTCAACCGATTGCCCGTCAGGCCCGGCGGAAATTCTAGAGGGCGGGCGCTATGGGCGGCTGGTGCCGGTGCGCGACCCTGCGGCCCTTGCTGCGGCGATACAAGCCGCCTTGTCCGAAACGCCCGACCGCGCCGCCCTGCAACGCCGCGCAGCTGATTTCGCGCCCGACATTGCGGCGCGGCGATATCTTGATTTGTTGGAATTAACATGACCCCCACACTCTACCTCACCCGCAACGGCCTCCTCGAACCCTTGGGTCAAAGTCAGGTAATTGCCTATTTGCGGGGCCTTTCACGGAACCACAAAATCACCCTGATTACCTATGAAAAACCCGAGGATTGGGCAGACAGTGACCGGATGGCCGACGCGCGGGCCGATTGTGAGACGCATGGTATCCGTTGGCTGCCACAGAAGTTTCGAGCGCGCCCAAAGATTATCGCCCCGGCATTGAGCATGGCGCGCATGGTCTGGCTGGTACGCCGCGAAGTGAGGCGCGGCGGCATTCGACTAATCCATGCGCGATCATACATCCCTGCCGCTGTTGCCCTGACCGTCAGCCGGATGACGGGGGTTCCGTTTCTGTTCGACATGCGGGCGCTCTGGCCGGAGGAGTTGGTCACGGCAGAGCGGTTGAAACGTGGATCGTTGATCCACCGGGCCATCGTTGCTGCTGAAAGAGCCTGTTTATCATCTGCCGCTGGAGTGATCTCGTTAACCCAAGCCGCTGTTGAGCATTTGAAAGATATCTATCCAAATAAATTGGCTGACCAGCGCCTTGTAGTCATTCCGACCTGTGCCGATCTTGATCGTTTCACTCCATTGGTGGAGCGTAAAAGCGGCCCGAAAGTCCATAGCTGCATTGGCACCGTGCTGAGTGGATGGTTCCGTACGGAATGGCTTGCCGCTTGGCTGGCTGCGGCGGCATCACACGATCCGGAAGCTCGCTTTGAAATCGTCACAAGGGATGATCCATTGCAAGTCCGGCTCGCTATTGATCCGGAGGGGCGTCTTGTCGATCGCCTCACGATAAGCCCGCGGCAAACTCAGGAGATGCCCGATGCGGTGCGGGGCCATGACCTATCGGTGATGTTTTATGCTGGTGGTGAAATTTCAGAACTTGGGCGTTCTCCGACGCGCATGGCGGAAATTCTGGGATGCGGCCTGCCCGTGGTGGCGAATGACGGTGTTGGCGACGTAGCGCGAATTATCGAGAAATATCGCGTTGGCATCCTGGTCGATGGCCCAACGCCTGAGCAGATGAAGGCTGCGCTATTAGCACTGGATGAGCTCATGACCGATCCTGATTTGCCCGCGCGTTGCCGCGCCGCTGCAGAAGAGGTTTTCTCCCTCAAAGGTGGAACGTCGGCATACGCCCGCCTTTATGAAGCGGTGCTCGATCAATCGAATGGAGCCAAAGCATGTGCGGAATAACTGGCTTTCTTGACCGCGAAGCGAGAGGCATTGACGACATGCGCACCCGTATCCAGCCCATGACAGACAGCCTGCGCTTGCGGGGACCTGACGCTGAAGGGATATGGTTGGGCGAAGGCGTGGCATTGGGACATCGGCGACTATCGATCCTTGATCTCAGTCCAGCTGGTGCACAGCCTATGCTCTCAGACTGTGGTAGGTTCGCGATTGTTTTCAATGGCGAGATCTACAACCACCTCGATTTGCGTCGGGATCTTGAGCGTTTAGGAGCTACTTCAAATTGGCGCGGCCATTCTGATACTGAAACTCTGCTGGCAGGGGTCATGCACTGGGGATTGGACGAGACCGTTCGGCGTGCGGCGGGCATGTTTGCTGTCGCGCTCTGGGATCGTAAGGAAAAGCGGCTGTCATTGGCGCGTGACCGGATTGGAGAAAAGCCTCTCTATTGGGGCTGGGCGGGGCAGACGCTAGTTTTTGGATCAGAGCTCAAGGCGTTGCGCCGCCATCGGGACTTTCCAACGAGCATCTGCCGTGAGGCATTGGCACAATATTTGAGCTTTGCCTATGTCCCCGCACCCCGCAGCATCCATCCGGGGATTTACAAGCTCGAGCCAGGCTGCATTCTGGAGGTCAATGAAACACCACCGCTGTCGCCGCCACAACGGCCATTACGACCCGGCGACACCTTTGGTTCATTGTCGATCCGGCGCTATTGGTCGCTGAACGAGACGATCGAGGCAGGTAGTCGTTCTCGTTTCACGACTGAGGCCGAGGCGGTCACCACATTGGAGAACACGTTGAGCGAAGCGGTTGGGCGACAGATGATCTCTGACGTGCCACTTGGCGCGTTTCTGTCCGGTGGCATAGACAGTTCTCTCATCGTGTCAATGATGCAAGCGCAGTCATTGCGGCCTGTCAGGACGTTCACTGTCGGTTTTGAAAATGCTGCTTTTAATGAAGCTCCCCATGCGGCGGCAGTTGCCAAACATGTCGGGACGGATCACACAGAAATAATTGTGACCGAAAATGAAGCACGGGATGTTATTCCCCTTTTGCCAGAGCTTTATGATGAGCCGTTCGCGGATTCGTCCCAAATACCAACTCATTTGGTCTGCCTAGCGGCGCGCGAACATGTAACAGTCGCGCTCTCTGGTGATGCTGGGGATGAGCTGTTTGGGGGATATAATCGCTATTTTTGGGGGCCTAGCATTTGGCGACGCCTGCGCGGGACTCCAGCGCCCCTCAGACGAGCCTTGGGGCGGGTGATTTCCGCCGTACCTTCATCCGCTTGGGATCGTGTCGGGACCCTGGGAAAGGGGAGATTCGCGATCAGTCGTGCGGGTGATAAGGCGCACAAGCTTGCCAGCGGTTTGCGCACGATTGAAAGTGTTGATGATCTGTACCGGAGCTTGGTTTCGGCATGGCCCGGAGACGCTCTAGTGAAAGGCCTCCAGGGAGTACCGTCATCGATCCTCAATGACGAATTGCCAGATATTCTCAAGGCTGACCCAGCTGCGCGCATGATGGTACAAGACATGTGCAGCTACCTACCTGACGACATCCTGTGTAAGGTTGATCGTGCTGCAATGGGTGTCAGCCTCGAAACTCGGGTTCCATTTCTTGATCCTGAAGTGATTGCCCTGTCCACCCGCTGGCCTACAAAGAGGAAGATTCGTGACGGTCAGGGAAAATGGGTGCTCCGCCAGGTTCTATATCGGCATGTGCCGCAAGACTTGATCGAACGTCCGAAAACTGGCTTCAGTATCCCTTTAGGAGATTGGCTCCTTGGTCAGCTGAAATCCTGGGCCGAAGACCTCCTCTCTCCCGTAGCGCTGGCAGCCGAAGACCTCCTTGATCCGGAACCAGTTCTAGCAGCTTTGAAGGAACATCTGTCTGGACGACATGACTGGGCGCACAGGCTTTGGATTGCCCTAATGTTTCAGGCAGGGCGCGCGCATTGGAAATGAGCATGCGTCTTCTGGTCTTATCACGATATTCCCGACTTGGTGCCTCGAGCCGACTGCGAACGTTGCAATATCGCGGGAGGCTTGAGGATGCTGGTTTTGAGGTGGAGTACTCGGCTCTCTTTGACGATGCTTACTTGCGAGGGCTTTACGCTGGCAACCAGAGCAAAGCGGCCATCCCGTCATATTATCGCCAGAGGGTTTCTCGCTTGCGGCGCAAACCAAGCCCCGCACTGATCTGGGTTGAAAAAGAGGCGCTGCCTTGGGTGCCTTGGATGGTTGAAAACGCGCTTTTGCCAAAGTCGGTGCCGGTGGTGAGTGATTACGACGATGCGGTGTTTCATCGCTATGAACGTCATAGACTTGCACCCGTCCGCTGGATCCTCGGGGCAAAGATCGATCGGATCATGCAACGTTCATCGCTTGTTACGGCGGGGAACAGCTATCTTTCAGATAGGGCGCACACATCAGGTGCGCAGCATGTGGAGATTGTTCCTACAGTCGTTGACCTTGAACACTACAACATTGTTAAGCCTGCTGCAGGCCCCTTCCCGCTCCGTATCGGCTGGATTGGCTCGCCAAGCACGTGGACAGAATACATGGCGCCGATTATGCCATCCCTTACTTGTGTTGCTGGGGTAGAGAACGCGCGTATCTCGGCTGTCGGGGCAGGCAGGGCCGCCAAACCGCATCAATTCCTCGACATTCTGCCTTGGTCTGAAGAGACCGAAGTGGCCTCTATTCAAGCAATGGATATCGGGATTATGCCGTTGACTGACACGCCGTGGGCGCGTGGCAAATGCGGATATAAGTTGATCCAGTATATGGCGTGCGGCCTGCCAGTCATCGCATCTCCAGTGGGTGTTAACACTGAGATCGTTGAACATGGTGTGAACGGATTTTTGGCCACAACAGACGCGGAATGGCGCGAGGCGCTCGTGATGCTGCTGCGCGACCCAGACCTTCGAAATCGAATGGGAGCTGCGGGTCGCCAGAAAGTTGAAAAACAATATAGCCTTCAGGTCTGGGGCCCACGTGTGGCAGACATGCTGTCTAAAGTTGCGAGAGAACACATCGCATGATCTATGTGGCAGTCTTCAACGGCCTGATACTTTTGCGTTATTCGTTAATGCGGATGGTCAGTCTGCGCGGGCAGCTCTATGCACCGTTGCTGGCCACTTTGTTCTTGTTTTCTGCCTTCCGCTTCGAGGTTGGATGCGACTGGACTGGGTATCTGAATCAGTTCTACATTTACGGGACACTTAACTTTGCAGAATCGCTCGTTCAGCGGGAAGGATTGTGGACCAGTCTGTTTGTTTTTCAAAACTGGCTGGGATTACCATATCCCTGGATTAACGTATTTTCTTCGCTGATCTTTTTCTATGGAATTCATGTCTTTGCACGACGGCAGCCGGATGCACTGGCCTTTCTTATCCTGCTTTTTCCGATCCTGATCATCAACATGCCGATGTCCGGCATTCGGCAGGGGGCTGCCATCGGCCTGATGTGCATCGCCTTTGCGGCTTTCATCGACCGTTCCATGTGGCGATTCGTTTTCATGACAGTGCTAGCATCACTGCTGCACTCTAGTGCCATTGTTTTCCTCCTGCTCGCACCGATGGTAACCGGTAACTATTCCCGTCAACGGCTGTTCCTGTCACTGCTGCTGGCCATACCAGGCGCGCTCGTCCTGATGTCTGGCGAAGCTGCTGAGGTAGCAACAAGCCGTTACGTCGGTACAGGTGTGGATGCCGCAGGTGCAGCCTTCCGTGTCGGCCTTCTTATGCTGACAGCTGTCTTCTTCCTGCTGTTTCTGAAGCGGAAATGGGCAACAACGTTTCCAGACGACTTCAAGCTTGTCATGATCGGTGCGCTCATGATGGCTGCCATGTTCGTTCTGGTCCCAATCTCCTCGGTTATTGGGGATCGTTTGGGATACTACCTCGTCCCGATTCAGGCGATGATATTTGCGCGTATTCCGTTCCTGCCCATTCGTAGAGACCGCGCTGTCTATGTAGCGTTGCCGTATATCGGCTTGCTGACGGTTTTTGTGGTTTGGACGTCTCTTTCTTCACACTTTCAGCAATGCTATCTGCCCTATCAAACGTGGCTTTTCGGATACCCCGACTTTTCCCGCGCTATATTTTGAGCTGAATTAAATATGAAAATATCTACAAAACCCCTCGAATTACCGGGCCTTCTTCTGGCTGAACCAAATCGCTTTGGCGACGATCGGGGGTATTTCGAAGAGACTTGGAACCGCCGTAACTTCGCAGATGGCGGTATCGACGTTGACTTCTTGCAGGACAATCATTCGCTGTCTGTTCCTTCGGGCACTTTGCGCGGGCTGCACTTTCAAGCACCACCCCATGCGCAGGACAAGCTTGTGCGCTGCACGCGTGGGTCCGTCTATGATGTGGCGGTCGACATACGCGTTGGATCGCCAACCTACGGACGCTGGGCCGGTGTCACCCTGTCAGCTGAGAACGGGCAGCAACTGTTCATTCCAAAAGGGTTTCTCCATGGCTTCATCACGTTAACGAAACAAACAGAGGTGCAATACAAATGCTCAGACTATTACGCACCAGAGAGTGATGGGACCGTTCGCTGGGACAGCGTGGGCATAGATTGGCCTTTGTCTGGGGATCCAGTCCTGTCTACCAAAGACGCCGCAGCACCACATTTTTCCGACTTTCAGTCCCCCTTTATTTTTGGTGAACCCCTATGAAACTACTTGTAACCGGCGGCGCGGGTTTCATCGGATCGGCCGCGGTCCGCCTTGCCATCGCGCGCGGCAATGCTGTTGTCAATCTAGATGCGCTGACCTATGCAGCCTGTGTGGAGAATGTCGCCTCAGTCGCGGGGTCGCCTCTGTATGCTTTCGAGCACGCTGATATTCGGGATCGCAGCGTGTTGGATCGCATTTTTGCGGAACACGAACCTGATGTTGTCTTGCATCTTGCTGCGGAGTCCCATGTGGATCGCTCGATTGATGCCCCCGCTGATTTTGTCGAGACGAATATCACTGGCACGTTCAACATGCTGGAGGCCGCTCGAGCTTATTGGATACGGAAGGGAAAACCAGAAAGCTTTCGCTTTCACCACGTCTCAACAGACGAGGTGTTCGGCTCTTTGCCTGACGATCCAGAGGCCATGTTCACCGAAGACACTGCTTATGATCCTCGTTCGCCCTATTCGGCGTCAAAGGCGGCATCAGATCATTTGGTCAGGGCGTGGCACGAGACCTATGATCTGCCGGTGGTGCTGACGAACTGCTCGAACAACTACGGGCCTTATCATTTCCCGGAAAAGCTGATCCCAGTGGTGATCCTGAACGCGCTTCATGGCAAGCCGATCCCGATTTACGGGAAAGGCGAAAACGTCCGGGATTGGCTCTATGTCGAAGACCACGCCGACGCGCTTTTATTGGTGCTGGAAAAGGGTGAAAACGGGCGCAGCTACAACATTGGCGGCGAGAACGAGTTACGCAATATCGATCTTGTGCGCACGATTTGCGCGATCTTGGACAAGAAAAAACCCAAGCCTCAGGGCTCCTACGCCGATCAGATGACTTTTGTGACCGACCGGCCCGGGCACGATGCGCGCTACGCGATTGATCCAAGGCGGATTCGTGACGAATTGGGCTGGCGTCCGTCGGTCACTGTTGAACAAGGGCTTGAGCGGACCGTGCAGTGGTATCTGGAGAATGAAACCTGGTGGCGACCGCTGCTGAATCGATCCGGCGTGGGCGATCGATTGGGCGTGAAAACGTGAAACTTTTCGTCTTTGGAAAAACAGGGCAGGTTGCCCGCGAACTCGCGCAACATTGCCCCTCTGACGTTGAGGCACGCTTTCTAGGGCGGCAGGACGTTGATCTGTCATCACCTCAATCCTGTGCGGATGCCATCTTGGCATGTGATGCCGACGCAGTGATCAATACCGCTGCCTGGACGGCCGTTGATCAGGCAGAAGAATCTGAGAACGCCGCAACGATCATAAATGGCGAAGCACCTGGAGCAATCGCACATGCCTGCGCGCAAAAGGGCATTCCCTTCCTGCATCTCTCAACCGATTATGTTTTTGACGGGACTGGCACGGAGCCATTCACCCCTGATCATCCCGCGGCACCAATTTCGGCTTACGGGCGATCGAAACTCATTGGTGAAGAAGCGATCCGCATCAGCGGTGCCCAGCATCTTATCCTGCGCACCAGCTGGGTGGTCTCGGCCCATGGAGCGAACTTTGTCAAGTCGATGCTACGGCTGGGACAAGAGCGCGACACCCTCAACGTTGTGGCTGATCAGATCGGTGGACCCACAGCGGCCGCTGACATTGCACGTGCACTTTTAATAGCGGCACGCGCAATGGTCACAGGCCACCCAGGTGGCACTCATCATTTTGCCGGTGCTCCTGATACCAGCTGGGCTGATTTTGCACGCGCCATCATGCACAGCGCAGACCTGCCGTGCCAAATCCAAGACATCCCGTCATCAGATTACCCGACACTGGCCTGCCGCCCCCTGAATTCACGGCTTGATTGCACGTCCTTCGAGCGTGAGTTCGGCGTCAGCCGTCCGGATTGGCGTCTCAGTCTCGACGATATTTTAACAGAACTTGGAGCCCGCACATGAAACGCAAAGGCATTATTCTGGCGGGCGGATCTGGAACGCGCCTCTGGCCGATCACGATGGGCGTGTCGAAACAGCTCTTGCCGATCTATGACAAGCCAATGATTTACTACCCGCTTTCGGTTTTGATGCTCAGTGGGATCCGTGAAATTGCAATCATCACCACACCAGACGACCAGCTGCAATTCCAACGCTTGATGGGGGACGGCAGTCAGTGGGGAGTTCAATTCACCTGGATCGTTCAGCCCTCGCCGGATGGACTGGCACAGGCCTATCTGCTTGCGCGCGATTTTCTCTCAGGCGCGCCATCAGCGATGGTTCTGGGCGACAACATCTTTTTTGGCCACGGCTTGCCCGAACTTCTGGCCGCTGCTGATGCGCGCCCGCAGGGTGGAACCGTGTTCGGGTATCACGTGATGGATCCAGAACGTTACGGCGTGGTGGACTTCGATGCTGATGGCAGTGTGAAAGCGATTGTCGAAAAACCGACGGTGCCGCCGTCCAACTATGCTGTCACGGGTCTCTACTTTCTGGACGGCCGTGCCCCCGATCTTGCGGCACAGGTGCAACCATCTGCGCGCGGAGAGTTGGAGATCACCGAGCTTCTGGAGCTGTACCGTGCCGAGGGCGCCCTGCATGTCGAACAGATGGGGCGTGGCTTCGCTTGGCTTGATACGGGCACACATGGCAGCCTGCTTGATGCGGGAAACTTCGTGCGCACGCTGACAGAGCGCCAAGGGCTGCAGGTCGGATCACCCGATGAAATCGCCTATTGGGCGGGGTGGATTGACCGCGACCAGCTTGCGGAGCGGGCGGATGTGTTCAAGAAAAGCGGATATGGCACGCATCTCAAGGGAGTCCTTGGATAAGGAGCAGGGTCTTCTTGCAAGCGCAGGAACGAAACATGAACGATGCTACATGCAAGCTCGCACCTGCGCCCGCAATACGGCGTAATCCATCAGCCACTCCACGATCACCCCACCTTCGGGCAACGCGGCGATCTCATCCGCCACCTGACTTTGTTCGTCTGGGCTATACTCTACCAGTGGCGGGCAAGCGCTGAGCGGGGTGTCAAAACCCGCCATTCCGCAGCCGCTTAAGCAGATCATCGCGATTACGAGGGCGCCCGGCCGCGGCCTCCAGCATTTGCCGTTGAATATCATGATGTCGCTCCAAATGTTGCAGCCGCACGGTAGCGCGCCCAGCGCGTTCGCCCGCACGGCGAAGGTTGAGGATAAACAGCGCGACGGTGAGGGCGGTAAGCGCCACCCCCGCTGCCCGACGCGCCCAAGGCCGGGCGAGAAGCCCATCCAGAATGGTGCCCCACATCATCGCGTGCCCTTGCGCCAGTCATCGACCTGAGCCCAAACCGTAACAGCGATCCCCCCGAGCGCCAGCGCGATAAACACCCAGCGCAGGGTGTCGAGATAAGGCATAAGCGGCATGATGGCGGATTGGGTTTCTGCCAGAACGTCCTGCGCCACTTCCACACCTGCTGCGCCGATGGTTGCCACCCCGGCTGTCCCTGTCCCACGCAATGTCCGGCTCTCGGCCAGCACCTCCCGCGCTGGTGGCACCTCAACTGCGAAGGCCGAGGCACGCATGGCAAACGCCTCGCCCCACTGACGCGCAGGCCCAAGGTCGATGTGCATGAAGCCCGAGCGCGGATAGGTGCCGAAACCCAGAAACCCCACGGCGCGTGCAGCCTCAGTGAAAGCGGCGGGATTGTGGTTCGACATCGCGATATCAAACGCGATCCCGTCCGTGTGTTTGGAGGCCTTCGCCCCACCCACGGCCCTGTTATGGCGAGGGCTGCGATAGGCGGACCGCACAATCAGCGGCTTGCCGAGGCGATTGCGCAGGGACTGCAGCTTGTCCATGGCGTCGGTGTTGATCTTGATCGCGCCGGTGCCGCGGCACGCGATCTCTGCGGGCGAAAAGCTCGGCCAGCGCCAGGCGCTTTCAGGCACGTCGCTGAAATGGGCATAGGTTGTAGTGGGCATGGTGGCCTCCAGAAATGCAAAACCCGCCTCTGGGGCGGGTCGGGTGGGTCGGATTGATGTGTGGTGTGGTCTTGCGTCAGTCTGTTCGACCGCGCTGGAAGGCCTCGAACATCACGTCGCGCATCGCGCGGATATCGGTTTCAATGCGCTCCAGCCGGTCTGCGTCTACCTTTCGATCCTCGGCACGCTGGGCATCGACGCGGGTGCGTTCGGCGGTGAGCTCGCGGTCAAGCCGCTGCAACAGGGCTTCATTGGTAAAGGCGCGGCGGGTGATGGCGGCAATTAAGGCAAGGAAGCCACCGATCAGAGCGGTGATCGCGGCGGTCAGGCCATGATCGCGGAAGGCCTGCCCGACCTCGGCAAAGCGGCTCGGGGTATCATCACTCATAATGGAGCTCCCAGCGTAAGGTAATGTATGGCGATACGCACGGCGCCGCCGGTGAAACTGCCGCCCCGGGCCGTCAGCATAATTGGCGTATCGGCGGAGAACGCCTGTGGCCCGATTATGCCGACATTGGTACTGCCAGCGGCGATGCCGAGCGTGGCCCCGAACTTGTCCGCCTCACCTGCGACGCCGCAATCAAAGGAGGCGGCCCCGGTGATCGCCGCTAGAACCCGTGTCGAAACGCCGAGCACGATGGACTGATCCGGGATTTCGATGGTGGAGGCAACGGAAGCCCCCGAAAGCCCGGAAAGCGTCTGCTCCAGCACCGCCATGCCGGTGGTACTGCCCATCGTACCCTTCGCGACTTCGACGCTGGCCGCTTGAGACAGCAGGCTCATGGCCGCATCCAGTGGTGTCCACGCAGCGCCGACCCTCACAACCACCCGCTCCTCGTCTTGGACCCAGACCACCCAGCCGGTGCGGGCTGGGAGCCGCAGCCACGCGCCGCCTGCGTAAAACGCCACGTCTCCGTCCCATCCAGCCCACAGGCCGGTGGCACCGCTGGCCACGATGTAGCGCGCGCCCTCTGCCGGGATGCCAGGTGGTGTTGCAAGATTACGGTCCAGCACAGAAATCTGTGTCAGCCCATCAAGCAGACGCAGCGCATCGTTGTGGGTGATATGCTTCTGGGCCTGCGCCGCCTGGATAAAGGGCAGCAGCAGGTTCGTGGTGGTGTCAGCCATTGGGTGTCCTTCAGAAGATCAGGGTTTGTGTCGTCGCGGTGCCGCGCCCTGCGGCTGCGGATATCTGGACCACGCGAACATCAACGGTGTCGCCGGGCCCAAGTGTGGATCCCCAATCCGCGATCTGCTGCGCGGCGGTGTAAAGCGCGAGCGGTGAGGGAACTTTCAAGGTGCGCTTGACGGTTGCGCCGTCGAGAATATCGACTTCGTAAACCTCGCTGGTCTCCGACATTGGCACCTCGACCGCTTCCCAACTGTCTGCGCCGAGATCGCGATCACGCCGGATCCAGCTGATGGTGTAATCCCCGGGCAGGCGTCCGCGCAGATAGGGTTGGGCAATATGGACCGGCGAGAAGGGACGCAGGCCCTCTGCCATCGGTGTATACTGAACGCTGACCATCTTGGGATCCGCGAAGTCGAGACCGATCGGCCCCAGCCGCCAGTTCCATGCGATCCTGATATCCGTTGTGGCCAGCGGCACCGGCAGCAGCGCCGAGTTGATCACGATCACTCGCGCACCTCCAGGTTTTACTGCCGCGATGTGCGCTTCAGTACCACGGACTCCGCGCAAGAGGCCGCGTAGGCGGTAGCGACGCGGACCGATCAATTCGACATCGCGCGCCTGCACAATCTCCCAGGCCCCGTCGTCGGTTTGCACCGCAAAGCTGTTACTGCCCGCAAAGAGCTGCAAATCCGTAACGCTCGACAGCACGCCATCGACCAGCTCCACGTCCACCACATTGCCATTATCGAACACCGCTGAAGGGCCGGGACCAAGGTCGGTCAGCAAGGTGCCAAAGCTGGCTCGCGTATCGATTGAGCCGATCTGGATGAAGGCGTCTGTCGCGGCCGAGCGCCAGACCGCCAAGGCCCCCGGCCATGGGGATGCATAGACAGCAAGCAGCGGCTGATAGGGCGGGTCGTCGTCAAACATCTGCGGCAGATCCAGAAACTGCACCAGCGCGCCCCCGAAGGGCGAGATCAGCGCAAGCGAGGTGCCGCGCGCGCCGCCGACCGGCAGATCGTAGACCAACCGGTCGGAACGGACCGCGTCGATCCTCTTGTCTTCACCGTCGCTGACCTGCACCACGCGGTACTCCACGCTGCGCCCATCATGGCGCAGCGTGAGCACATCGCCCGCATCCACCGCCACGCGCGACGGTGGGAGCCTGAAGGATGCGCCCTCGCGACCCACCCAAGTTTCTTGCAGCGCGCGATTGGCCTGGCGCTCGGACATTTCCGGTGGAGCTGCAATGGGAAAACCCTCTGCCAGAATGCAGGTGGAGTCGACCACCGTGCGGCGCGCCTCGACCATGACCGCGTCATAATCCTGATCAGCGCGTGCCAGCTGCCATTTCAGCGCCAAAGGCAGCTCGGTCTCTTGCCCCCGGGTGAGCTCGATCACTTCGCCATTGCCGCTCTGGCCAATGACCATATCGTCCAGCGTGACCTCCGCCACGGGACCAGCGCCGCGCATCACGAACCGCAGGCGCCCTTGGCTCTCGATCGCGTCAAAGCCGAAGTGGCGCTGCAACACAGCAATTGAAGCACGCGGAGCCTCGATGGCGCCGATTACATAGCCCTCGACCGCACCCCAGAGCCCGGAGACGTCTATGAGGTCCCCTGGCATTCCGGCGCGCAGACATAGCTGGCGCACCAACGCCGCGAGGGAAACAGAGCCGAGACGCCCGTTCAGCCAAGGGCCAAGGCGCCAGCTTTCGGTATCACCCCAGACCTCGCTTAACGCCGGGAAGTAAGGGTAAGGCCGTGCGTCCCAGCCCCAAGCGGCGCATTCGGGGAGGTGCACCATCTGCCCGGCATAGATCGATGAAGTGGGGTTGTTTGCCCCGCTTCCCCAATAGGTCAGCGTAGCCTCAAGAGCGGCGCGCTGGATGGTGTCGTCGCGCCAGCCGCGCGAGAAGTATGGTGTGCGGCTCTCGGAGGATTTGGGATCGACGAGCGCGTTTGGTTGGTTGGAGCCCCGGTCGACGGCGGGGCAGCCAAACGCGGTGAACCAGAAGGGCTTTGATTGCGGCACCCATGCGGTGGGCGTGGCGCTCTCGACGCCGCCGGGCCGGTTGAAATGCGGGTTTGACCACCAGCTGCGCAGGTCCTTGTTGCGATAAACCCAAGGCTTGCCTGCCGAACCAGTGTCAGCGCCAGCGTCATTGATCAGCGTGCGCAGTTGCGCCAGGCGGTGCCCGTTGCTGGCATAATACCAATCGAAGCCTTCGCCGCCCGCGATGTTGGACTGCAGATAGCTTTGATCGTAAATCGCGGGCCAGCCCTGCGCGTCAAGATGATCATAGCCATCGCGCCAATCCGACAGCGGGACATAGTTGTCGATCCCGATGAAATCGATATTGGCATCTGCCCAGAGCGGATCGAGGTTAAAATAGACGTCGCCACTTTCATCTTCAGGGCGATGCCCGAAATACTCCGTCCAATCTGCCGCATAGCTGATCTTGGTGCCAGTGCCCAAGATCGATCGCACGTCGGCCGCAAGACTGCGCAGCTGCTGCATGGTTGGATAGGTCCCTGCGGCAGAGCGCACCTGCGTCAGCCCGCGCAGTTCGGACCCGATGAGGAAGGCATTCACGCCCCCGGCTGCTTTGCACAGATGCGCGTAGTGCAGGACCATGCGGCGCTGTCCCCACTCGCTGGCAGGCCCGGTGAAGCAGACATTTGTGCCGGAGACCGAGAACTGCCCGGGCGTGGCCGATCCGAACAGCGCTGCGATCTGTGACGCGGCGGACGCTGTCTTGTCGACCGTGCCCGCAAAACCCGCAGCCGGGCTGCAGGTGATCCGCCCGCGCCATGGATGCGCTGGCTGCCCCAGCTTAGCTGCATTATCCGAATAGGGATCAGGCAAGCTGTTGCCCGCAGAGATGTCCATCAGCAGGGACGGATAGAACGTGACGCGCAGCCCGCGCGCTTTGCAGTCTTTGATGGCATCGACAATCGATTGATCGGCGGGGGTGCCGCCATAGGTCGGGTGGCCGTCCGTTTGGCTCACGCGGTACGCCGCCGCGCGGGATATACCGTTCACCGTCCATGCATAGGGCGACGTGTTCCGGATCGCGACCTCAACGCCCGGGCGAACCTTGCATTGGCTTGCACGCAGGTCCGTGCCGAACCACGCAACGACCAAAGATGTGCTTTTGACGCTGGGCACCATGGCCTGCAAGTTATCCAACGACAGAGTGAAGTTGGATTTGGTGATGCTGGCGACAGCGTTCTGGGCGGATTTGAGGCCTTGAGAGTCACCTTCCTCCGCCATGACAATTCCTGGCGCATATACAAACTCGCCCGACCCTGGGATGATCGCGACAGCCGGAACCAGCCCTTCGGCCACGTCGGCGTCCGGCAGCGGGCGCAACACCTCGAAGGTCAGCTGCGGCAGACGGTTGCCGAAGTCCTGAAGATCAAGCTCCTCAAACACGGCATAGGCCAGTCCGCGGTAAGCTGGCGATAGCGCCGCACCCATGCGTGCCACGATTGTGGAATCGGGCATTTGCGTCTCAGTGCCTTGGTAGACCCGTACACCATCGCCGGTGATATCCAGCGGCTTGCCGTCAGCCCAGACGCGCCCAATGCCTGTGATCGGCCCTTCGCAAAGGCCGACAGCGAAGCTGGCAGTGTAGAAATAGTTGACCGTGGTGGCCGTGGCGCGCGGCCCGAACAGACCATAGCGGCGCGGGCCACGCACGGTGGTCGTGACCGCGCGCTCTTTGAAATCTGTTGACCAGATGATGTTGCCCGCGACACGCATGCGCCCGAACACGCGACTGACCACGGCCCCCTCGGTTGAGCTTGAGACGCGCAAGGCGTCGATCCGCGCGCCCTCAAATCTCTGGTTTTGATTGCCCGCCACCAGACCTGCGTCGATCATGCCGCCGAGGCTGGATCCAACAAAGCCGCCTATTGTGGCGGCCGAGACGCCGAGGATGGTGCCGCCAAGGCTGCCGCCGATTGCAGTACCAATTGCGCCCAAGACCAAAGTTGCCATGATTCAGATATCTCCACCGTCCGGGAACCGGAACACAAATGCCGCGCGCGCCCACCACGCTGCGGTGATCGCCTGCTCAAGGACGCCGTGCACGGAATGCCCGTGCACCATCCGGTCCGGGGCGACCAAAATACCCGCGTGCCTGGCAATCGCCCAGGACCGCATCCGAAACAGCACCACGTCTCCGGGCTGTGCCGCACCCTCAACTGCGATCATGCAGCCCGCGCAGCCATCGCGCAGAACCTCATCTGCCCGCACCTCGCCCCAATCCGGGGAATAGGGCGGCAGGCCCGGCGTCTCCAAGCCCACCACATCACGCCAGACCCCGCGCAAAAGCCCGAGGCAATCGCAGCCCACGCCGAGAAGCGAGGCCTGATGATGATAAGGCGTGCCAAGCCAAGCCCGCGCCGCCGCGATTACGCGCACGGAATCTGCAGCGCGCCTCACAGCACCCGCCCATCATGACCACCGCCCTGCGTTGCGTAGCGCAGGATGGCGTCTTGTCCGGGGATGCTCGGAAACCCGCGAAAATTGACCACATTGTTGAACCGCGCTGCACAGGTCTCGATCCGCTTGTCGCAGCCTGCGAAGACGACAAACGCATCGCCCGGCGCGATGTCATTCACCGACTCCGCAAACAGTGTCAGCCGGGCTCCGCTGTCAGACAGCTCGTGCAGCATGAGCTCCGCGCGCCGTCCGGCATTGGCACCACTGGTCCACTCAATCGTGCCTGCATCAAACCAGCCCGCCCCAAAGCCGCCTAGATTGAAGCTGGAGATCACCCGGCCGCGCAGGACGCTGCCCACCGTGCCATCGCCCCTAAAAGCCGGATTGCTGAGATCAACACCGCAGCGCACGTCGCCCAAGGCCGCGTCGCATTGCGCCTGATAGGCGCGCCCGACCTGCTGGTTGAGCACATGGGCGATGCTGCGCACTTCCGCCACGAAGGCGATCCGCCCGCGTCTGATCTGGCCGATGGAGCCACGCCGCAACAGCACGCGCTGCTCGGTATCCTGCCAGTTGACGCGCCAGACCTCGACCGAGGCGTTGTCCCAGCGCCCGTCGAGGATGTCGGTCTCGGTGATGCGGTCCGAGGACAGCACGCCCTCGGCATCTTGCGCATCGACCGAGAGATCAGACCCTTGCCGCAGCTCTGACGGGATCAGCCCGGCTTCGCTTTCAAAGCTGGTGCTGTCAAAACTCAGCAACCGGTCATGGTCGGTAAAGCCAAAGACCACGCCATCAGCCCTAGTGATGCGCCAGCACCAGGCCAGCGTGGTGGTCCCGGATGCGAAATGTGCCTGCAGGTCGTCCGTCAGGGTCTTCATCTGCGCCCCTCAATCTCATCCATCACAGCGAGCAGCCCCGCGAACACGGCCCGCGCGCCATCTGCCAGGTCAGCACGATCCCGCAGGGATTTAACCAGCGCCTCCACCTCAGCAGGCAGCGGATAGATCACATGCGCGGTCGGCAGCCCTGCCTTGCCCATTGTGGAGGCCAGCACCCGGCCGCCGCGCCGGTGCGCGCCGTGCAAGACGTAGGCAGCAGCCGCGATGCTGGTCGGCGTGGTGAGGGTTGCCGCAAGCGTATTTGCCGCCTGCCCAACACGCGGCGCAGGCAGCAACGCCAGATCAGCATCGAGCAGTGCCACGCGTGCCATATGGGCTGGGTGATGTGGATCAATCACCACATGGACTGCGCGGAACGCGGCCAGCCAGTCGGCCCACTCTTGGTGCGAAACTGAGCCTGCGGTCATGCGCTGGCCCACGGGGTGTGCTTCGCAGGCATGGTGCAGATCGCGCGTGGCCTCGTACAGACCGCCCATCATTGGGTGGCACCATCTGGATTGCCACCAAGGGCGATGACGCGCGTCCGCCAAGGCAGGCGGCGGGGAAAGGTCTCGAAGCTGGCCTGTCCGGAGGAGAGGCTTTCCCCGGGTGCCAGTACCCCGAAATGCAATGCCGGGCCATGGGCAATCCAGAAGGTCCGGGTTGTGGCGGTGAAGCTGTGGGTGGTCAGATCATGGGTCATGCGGGGGTGTCTCCGATAAGTGTCCAGGCGGCGCCTGCGATCAGCAGCGTTGCGGTTGAAAGCAAGCCGGTCCAGCTGGTGACACTCCAAGGATCGGCACCAGTGCCGGTCGCCTGCGGGCTGTCGTCGGGGTCGTAGAGGGTCCAGTCGGGGCCGGTTTTGAGGAAATACCAGCCGTCTACGTTGAGATAGACGCTGGTGGCGGCGTTAAAGGGATAGGGACCGTTTGCTTCGGGCGTGGTGGCCCCTGCGACACTCAGGCTGCGCGCCGTCGTGAGAAACGCGCGCCCGGCTACCGCGTTGGTAAATCGCGACCCCGGTTGATAGGCGGTAGTGTTGAAACGGCGCGCCTCGAAGAGCGCTGCAACATTGAGCGGCCCGCTGATGGTGGCAACACGGTTTGCCCAGCCTGTCAGCAGGCGCGAATAATTGGCCTCTGAGAAGGCGCGCTCGACATCAATCGCCATGAAATCCGACAGATCAACGCCGAGTGCGCGCAGTGGCCATTGGGAAATATCCTGATCAAAGCTCTGGCGGCACCCTCGAAACATGTCGCGCAGGGTCTCGACGCGGCTGACATCCCAAGCCCCGATGGGCTGGTTGAAGCGGTGATGGGGACTGTTGGAGCCGCCGTCCCCTGAGCGGAACATGGCGCGCATATTGGTCACATTGGAAACATCCCAAGCCACGATTGAGGGGCTGCCGCCGTTGTTGAACTCCGCCCGCTGTGCAGCGCCTGCGCCGACCGCGCCAAACATCGCCTCCATGGTGATGACGTTCGAGACGTTCCAGCCACCGATGTCCTGGTCGAAGAAGGCACGTTGGGCATTGGTGCTGACGGAGGCGAACATGAAGGCCATGTCGATTACGCCTGAGACGTCCCAGGTGCCGATCGGCTTGTTGAACAGCCCGCTGCGAAACATCCCCTGCATGGTGGTGACGGCCGCGACGTTCCAGGCCCCCAGCGGTTGGTCATAATCGCAATTCGCGAACATCTCGCTCATATCGGTGACGCTCGAGACGTCCCATGCATTAAGAGAGCGGTTGAACCCATGAAACCCCGACACGCCGAGGAACATGCCGGATGTGGTGATGACGTTGGCGATGTTCCAGGCGGAGATGTCCTGATTGAAGCTGCGTGCCAGCGCGAACATGCGGTGCAGGTTGGTGGCAGCGGAGGTGTTCCACTGATTGAGCGGTTGGTTGAACGCATGGGTGTTCTGGCTGATGCCGGGATTGGCGAGATGGCCCATGAAACCTTCGAAGTTTTGCACAGTGGAGACATTCCAGCCATTCAGCGGCTGGTTGAAGGCGGCACCGATTTTTCCGACATTGGCGCGCGCGGTGCAGCCAAACATCAGGCGCATGTTGGTGATGCTGCTGACGTCCCAGCTGGCAATGGGCTGATTGAACAGCACACGCCCGTCGCGTCCGCCGTAGTAATCGCCGATGGTCTGGACGAACATCTCCTCCATTGAGGTGAGGCTCTCCCAATTACCAAGGGAGAACGGGCTATTCATCTGGCTGTCGGCGAAGGCCTGGAAGACATCTGTGACGCGCCCCACGTCCCAATTGGCGCAGTTTGGGCCGATGCCATTCGAGCGATAGAAGATCCTGCGCAGGTTGGTGATGTTGCGGGTATCCAGGTCGCGCAGATCAGCGGCGCAAACGCTCTCTTGGAACAGCTCCTCAAAGCTGGTGACGGTCTCGGGGATGTTTGGGGTGATATAATCCAGCGCCGTGGCGGTCTGTCGAAACGCGCCGCGCAAGGATGTGAGCCCCATGGCAAAGCCAATGTTCTCGACGCGGATCAGCCCTGACTGGTCGATGGGCTGGGTGGTACCGTACCAGTCAAGACGACCGGTGATGGTGACGGTCACGCGCGGGCCAGAACCCTCGGCATAGGTATGCGGCTTGATCCCGGCGGTGGTGAATCGCTCAGAGTTGCCGTCGCCCCAGTCAATCATGACATCGAGGGGGTTGTTGATCGTGCCACCTCCGAGCGGTACGAAGATCGTGCGTGCGGTGGCAAGCGCCAGATCATAGGTCAGGATCAAAGAGGCTGCGCCGAGAAAGAAGCTGCGCGGGGAGGACCAAGCGGAATAGATCATCGGAGCGGAGGCATTGAGCCGCCCGCCATAGCGGCTGCGCCAGAGATAGTTCGCAGCAGGCACCAGCGGCGGGATCGGGACGGTGGTGATGGCCCCGCTGGTGTGGGTCACGGTGATCAGGGGCGCGTCGACGCCGGGCGTGGCATCGGGCGCATAGAACGCGGTCTGGGTCTCGCCGTAGCCATAGCCAAAGAGCGACGCGCTCTCGAAATCCGTGATGCGCACTGTGCCGGTGATGGCATTCTCGCGGGTGATGGGCGTGGGGCGCGAGATCAGCTCGGGGAAGGTCTGGGCATAAGGAACAGAGAAGTTCGATTGCGCCCCGCTGGTGCCGGTATAGGCAGCGCGCCAGAGCACGCGGTCGCCGGGACCAAAGCCGTCCTCGGGGAATTCCAGCTGATAGGTATTGCCAAAGCCTGACACGATGCGCGTCAGTGCGCCGTCAAAATCCACGCCGTTGCTGGAAATCTCAAAGATGATACCAGTCTGCTCAAGGCCAGCAGGCGAGCGAAACGTGGTCAGGCGCAGCTGGGTGCGCTCATCAACGCTGAAGGGCACAAGTGCCGAGGGGCGCAGGATCTCGTTGTCCTCGATGGGCACGATCCATTCAAGGCCGTTGGAATAGTAGAACTGGCCGTTCTCGCCTACCACCGCCGCCCCAAAATACTGCGCCGCATCAAGTGGGATCGGGACGGGATAGATCAGGGACTGGCCGACAAAGCGGCCACGGCCAGTGGCGTAGCGCAGAATACTCATGAGATCACCGTGAAGTCTTCGCGTTGGTTGAGGATGAAGGAGAAATGCGCGATGGCGGCCTCGCTGGCCTCGACCTTCATCTGGAAGCGCTCGCCTGCGCGCAGTACCTGGCGATCAAGCCCGATCGAGAGAACATCGCCTGCGGGCGCGAAGGCGCGGTCCAGCAAAAGCCACGGCGTGTTGTTGAAGGCGAGGATCCGGATCGAGACACGCACGGAGGCCCCGGCGGTGGGGGTGATGAGCACACCGGTCATGATGGCGGCCGTCCCGATGCTGCGGGCGGGGTTTGGGCCCTCGCTGGGGATCAGATAGTCGGGCACGTCATAGATGGTCGTCCACTCGACGCCGATTTCTGCGCGAACCACCTCGAAGAGGTTCAGGGGCGGGCGCGGTGTGGTGATGGTGACCATGGGTTCAAGCTCCGAGACCGATGATGAGGGGGAGGGCGATGTTCTGCACACCGCGCGAGAAGGCCTGGCCTTCGATGGTGTTGCGCTCAAAATCCACGCGCAGGTCTTCGCCGAGATAGGTATCGCCGACCTCGGTGGAGAAGGTGGCGTAGATCCGGCCGCCGCCGGTCTTCAGCAGCGTGCTGGCCGGATCGGGCGCGCGGCCGGTGCCGCGCTGGCTAAAGGGCAGTGCGTTGTAGTTAACGCCGGCACCTGCGTAGCTGAACTGCTGGCTGGTGGCCTCGATGACGGAGGCAAAGCCCACGCGGTAATCTTGCGGGCGCGTGACCACATCCGAAATCAGCCCGATCAGGGCGCTGATCATTGCTTGTGCCGCGTTGGTGCTGATCTGCGCGATCAGCTCAAGGCGGACCTGCTCCCAGGTGGCGAGAAACAGCGGCACGAGGGCGACCGAGAAGGCGTAATTGGCGTTCCAGTCAAAGAGCCCTTTGGCAAAGAACTGCGCGCCGCGATCCTGCCCTGAGCGCAGATCATTGATCAGGCTGCGCAGAAGCGTGCGGGTGTCGCGCTCGGTGAAAGCCTTGTCGCGCGCTGAGAGGCCATTGAAGCCTGTAAGCGTTGGATAGCGCGTGTTCATCAACGCGGTGATGATGGCTTCTGTCTGGGCGGTGATGGTGTTGGCGGCAGCGGTGTGCGTGGCCAGCACGCCGGTTCCGGCCAGCCCTTCGATCTGGACCGTGTTGCGGAACCCGGTCGCGGCAAGAGCATAGTCCCCAAAGGTGTTGTTGGAGTTGGCGACGGTGATTTGCCCGCCGTCATGGGCCCAAAGGCCGACGCGGGCCCAGTTGGTGAAGACCGAGACCAGCTGGACAAAGGCATTGCGGGTGACGGCATAGCCGACACCATTGGGATTGATCGCGGTAAAGCTGTCGACCACGACCGAGCGCAGCGGTGAGGACGGGGCGAGGACCGAGCCGTCGGCCAACAGGTTCCCGCCACCGCGCGGCATCAGCGGATTGCCTGCGGCCTTGTCGACCGGCAGGGCCATTTGGTCCTGGGTAAAGCTGTGCAGCTGCGAGCAATCGGCGATATAGGGCGATCGCGTCAGGACCTCGCCGGGTTTAAACACAAAGGACCAGCCTTTTTGCGGTGGGCCGCCCGCCAGCGTATAGGACTCATGGCGCAGATTTGAGAAGGTAAAGCCACGGGCTTTGATGCCGTTGGACATCTGGAACATGTTGTTCACCTCCTGGCCCGGCGGCAGGCTCAGCTTGGTGACGCGCAGGTCATAGCCGTAAAGGGCGCAATTGGCGGGGATCACCGTATCGGGGGGCACGATGTATTCGCCGGGCTGCACAATCACCACGCAGGGCTGGGCAACTGCTGCAGCGCGTGCGAGGCCCTCAGTGATGCTGGCAAGGGGCGAGGTCAGCGAGTTGCCCTCATTGAGGTCCTTGCCGTCCATGGTAACATAGAAGGTGCGCGCGACGGGCACCGAGACGAAGGGCAGCCGCTCGAGACTGCAGACCTCGACGTCGGTGGCGTGTCCAAGCCCGAATGTGCGCACCCATGGCACGGCGTAGCGCGCGCCAATCGGGGCCACCACGCTGGCGGGACCCTCGGCTTCGGCCACGACCGAGGTGCGGACCTCGCGCCGCCCATCCGCGACGGTGAAGTTGAGAATCGTCTCGACTGTGGTCGTGGAAAGGGCCGTCTTGTCTGCAGCCAGCCAGTCGATGCCGCAGGCAATTGCATCATCGGACGGATCGGGGCTGTTTGTGGTGCGCCGAAACACAGCACGAAACGCGTAGCGCTCCTCGGCCTCAATCGGCACCGGGGTCAGTGCTGTTACCTGCTGGCTGGCATCAAGACGGATCACCTTTCCAAAGGTGTTCTGGGTGACAAGCCCTCCGCCGAGATCATAAAGCTGGGGCGTATCGCCGGGGCGATGTTCAAGGGCAGTATAAGTCTGCATGGGATGTGGTTCCGTGAACAGGGGATGTGGGTCGGGTTAGGCCTGCGAGGCCCGCTAGATCGGGTCCAGCGCCTCAGGCAGGATAAATTACAGCAGTCGGATCTCGATCAGCGGGATTGAGGTGATCGAGCCGAGGCGTTCGATATCGAGGGTGACGTCCATCAGATCGCTGTCGAAGCGGACGGGCACGTCGAACTGATAGCCTGCAGTGAGGGCCACGCCGGGATCCGGGGCGACCTCAAAGGTGACGATCCCGGTGACGGGGTCCGTCAACCAGCCGTTGAACTGCTCGGCACCGCTCAGCGCGACGCGGATTGTTCCTGCGACCGGCTTCTCGATGCGGCGCTGATAGACATGTGGCAGGGTGCCGTAAGCTTTGGTCAGCGCGAAGGACGTGGTGGCACCGTCGCCGATCCCGAGGGGCTGGTCCATCTCGGACACACCCTTTGAGGGGGCGCAGGATTTGTAATCAGCCCAGTCCTTGAACCGGAAGCCATAGAGCCGTCCGAGCCGCGCTTCAAAAAACCCAACCACGGCGTGCAGATCATCCGCGCGCCGAACGCCGTAGGATACATCGTAGCGACGCCGCGACGCGGACCAGGAGGCGTTGCGCTCCTCGCGGCCTGAGGCCAGCTCCACGATCTGGGTGCGCCGCTGTGGACCGCCGCGCGCCCCGCGGCTGATGTTGTCGGGAAACTGCACTTCGTGAAACGCCATCACATGCCCCTCCGGCCCATGGAGACTGCGCGCGCCATATCGGCCGCGACCTGCGTGCGCGATTGGCGGAAGCTCTCTGCGTCCCGCGTCATGATGTTGACCGTGACCGCGCCGCCACCATTGCCACCGCCACCACCATTGCCGTCGCCATAAGCGCGGGACTCTTTGCGTGACAGCACACGCTCGCCGCGCTGCAGGATGGAGGGCACCTCGTCGGATTTGAGGCCAGCCCAGCCGCCGTTGTGCATGCGCGGTGCGTTGGCAAAGGCCATGGCCGGAACCATCCGAGATGGCGCAGGCCCGCCCACAATACCGCCCTGATGGAAAACGCCCGCAAACATGCCGCCAAGATTGCCCAGAGCGCCTGAAAGCGCGTTGGCGATGGGCCCGAGGATGAATTTGCGCGCGCCGAGCTTGGCAAGGTCCGCGATCATCGATGTGACCAGGCCTTTGAAGTCCAGCTTGCCGGTCTTGACGAAGTTGCCGATGGCGTCTTCCGCGCTTTGAAACGCGCCGACCAGCACGCCGCCCACGTCCGCGCCCACATCGCGCGCTTTGTCGGCATATTCGCTGACCGCATTCACCACCGCCTGCCACCCGGTGGCTGCTGCTTCTGCACCCTTGGCTGCGTCCTCACCTGCCTTTTTTGCCGCCCCGCCTGCGCGCCCGGCCTGCTCTTCGGTTTCCTCAAGTGCTTCGTTGAATTGGTCCGCCGAGGTTGCAGCGCTTCTAAGTGCCGCCGCACCTTCATCGCTCGCGCCAGAAACCGCATCCTTCAGTGCCTGCCATGCCGCCATGGGCCGCGAGGCAGCGTCCGAGAGCATGCCTGCTGCCTCGGAATACCCAGATGCCCGGCCGCGCGCATCGTCGGCCATGCCGCCAAAAAGATCAGGCGTTTGGAATGGATCGTCCGAGAACGCGCTGTCGTAGGCCGCCCTTGCGCGGTCCCCAAGGTTGACGGCTTCGGGAACAACAGATTGCCAGGCGGAAAGGTCGGGCGCGGTGATGGCCCAATCGGGACGCCGACCGCCAAGGGTCAGTACGGTGTTGATCGCCTCGGTGATGCCCGCGATCCCGGTCTCCATCACCTCGACGAGCCCATTGATGGCAAGCGCGCCAACGCGGTCAAACACATCTGGCAGCGCGCCCCAGATTGCCTGTACGGCAAGGAACGTGCCCTCAAAGGTATTGACGGTATTGTTTGCCCAGCCCACCACGGCCTCAGTGGCCGATTGCAGCCCTTCGTAAATACCAGCCTGCGCCGTGGCCCAGCCGGATTCCACACGCGCCCAGGCCGCGTCCGCGCTGAGCGAAACTCGGTCCCAGACCTCGACCGCCACGTCTTTCAGCAGGTCCATGGCGTTGCCGAACCCACCGGCACCGGCGACAAGGCGCGTGAACTGATAGACCAGCTCGCCCGCGCCGACGATCAGCGCCCCGATGCCGGTGCGGATCAACGCGGCCCGCAGGAAAACCAGACCGGTCACCAGCCCACCAACAGAGAATGTCGCAGCCACGAGCCCTGCCACCCATCGTCCTGCCATCACGCCTGCAAAGGTCACAGCGTAGGTGGTCAGCCCTCCGATGTTCTCAAACAGGCCCTTGATGGCCGAACCGAGTGGGCCGGTGGTGCGCGCCATGGCTGCCAGAGCATCGGCGACCGCCTCAAGCGCAGGCGCTGCGGCCACAGCCAGCTGGTTCGATACACCTCGCCAGATCAGGCCAAGGCGCGAGATTGCATCATTGGTGCGCTCGATCTGGTCGGCGTCCTGCTCGGAGACAACAATACCGAAATCATTCACATCAGCGGTGGCCTGACGCAGCGTGGCGGTATCGATGCGCGTAAACACGAGGGCTGCACGGTCGCCAAAGAGCTGTGAGGCGACAGCGGCACGCTCGGCCTCTGGCACAAACTCTGCCAGCCGGTCTTGGATCAATGCGATGCGCTGATCGAGCGGCAGGCTTTGCAGCGCGCTGACAGACAGACCAAGGCGGTCAAGTGCATCGACGGCAGGGCCTGCACCTGCGGCTGCCTGGCTCAGACGCCGTGTCAGCTGCACCGTGGCCTGCTCGACATTGCCCATGGAGACGCCCGAGAGGTCAGCGGCACGCTCAAGCACCTGCAGGCTTTCGACGGTTGTATCCAGCGACTGCGCCAGCTTGGCTGTCTGGTCGATGGTCTGCAGCCCCGAGCGGATCATGGCAGCGCCCGCAAGGACCACGGCTGCCCCAGCCGCCGCTGCCGCGATCTTGGCCAGGCGGGTGAAGGCCACGAGGCGTGCATTTGCAATATCGACCTCGCGCGATAGCCGACCGAGCCCGCGGGCACCGGCATCCCCAATGCCGTTCAGCTCAGCCTTGACCTGGCGTCCGCCCACGGCCGCGAGACGCACGAAGACGCGCTTATCGGACATCCTGCTCTCCAATCCGTTCGTTTACTTTTTTGACCATCACCGCCTCGATCTCGGGCAGCAGCTCCATGGCCACGAGGCCGTTGATGCCAAGGGCACGCGCCATGGCGAGGGCCGCACCCATGTCCCAGCCGAGGATGATTTGCTTTGTGGCGCGCAGCTGGCCGCCCAAACGGCCAACCAGGTCCCAGACCTGCACACCCTCGAAAGTCTGGGGGCGGTTCACTTTTGCCGGGCAGTCCGGGCACGGGACTTTGCAGGCCTCGAGGGCTTCGCAAGCCTCGCAGTACCGATCGCCCCCGCTGAAGTGCCAGTCGGCAAGGGCGCGGAGACGTTTTTTTCCTGTTCCAACACCAGTGCCTTGGCGACGTAGCCAGATTGGAACGCTTCAAAGATTGGATAGATGTCGAGCAAGGCGTCAACACCCTCGGGCGTGAGGCCCAGCACCTCGCCGTCTGCATCGCCCACACCCTCCCAGGCAATCACTGCCCGCCGCCCCAACGCCTTGGCAAAGACCAGCGCGCGGTCCTCGTTGCTGGCATCTTCGGGCAAAGCTTCGACCGTGATATCGCTGCGGGTGAACACCATCAGCGCCGTGGTCAGCGGCAGCAGCTGCACCCGGACCCCGGGTGACAGCTCAAGCCAGCGTGGCTTTTTTGACAGATCGAGTTTGAGCATGATCAATACGCCTCCATATCGTTGACCAGGGTGATGGTGCACATCCGGCCCAAGGTGACGTCCTTGGCGGCTTGCCAGTCGAAGGTGGCCTGCACGCCCTGCGGTCCGCCGATCTCCACGCGCGGGCGCGGCAGATAGACCGAATGCGCTGTGACCGTGAGGCTCTCGCCTGTGCCGAGCAGGTAGGAAAACTCCAGCTCGCAATCGGCACCGTTGATTGCTTGATCCATCAGCGTATTATCGGCAAAGCGCACCTCCATGCTGCCCGAAAGGGCGGCCAGCGAAGGATCCGCGCCGTCGATCATCCCGTCGGCGCGGATCGTCTCGATGCGGTCGAGATTATTGGCGTAGGTGATCTGGGTCGAGACCACATTGCCCAGTGCCACCCCCTCGCGCTTGATGGCGCCGTTGAAATGGCCAAAGCGCTGCAGCGCGATCTCTGCTGGCGTTCCAACATTGGTGCTGGTCGCCAAGGTTTCTCCCTGCGCGACCATGGACACCGAGGCCGTCAAAA